GTCCCGGCGGTCGCGGTAAATTTCGTACCGGCGGCGGCACCAGCGGCGACAGTGGCAGTCAGCGCGGGGGCACTGATCGCGGTGTAGGACACGTAGATCGCATCGAATGCGTTATCCTTGATCCACAGATCGTGATACTTGCGGTACTGGATCTTCCAAGCGTCCATAGCTTGGTTCTGATCCGGCGCAAAAATGCGCACCTTATCGGTCTTGACCACGGCGATGATCGCGGAGCGGGCAGCGATGATCCAGTTGATGTTCATCGCGGTCGCGGAGGCGACGAAACCGTTAGTTGCCGAGAAAGTGAATGCGCTTTTGAGCCTGGCGGAAGGGACGCGGAACATAGGAATGTCGTCCAGGTATTTGGTCTTGGTTTTGAGCGTGCCGTTCTGGAACTCGTCGATGCGAATGTGCTTCTCAATCTCGGTGGACTTGTCGAGTATGAGGGCGGCGGCGTGGGAAATGGCGATGACGAGCGGTTCGTTCTCGCCGATCACGTCCTGAATCGCGGACACGTCGGCCTTGATCTGGCTGTAGACGGTGGCGACGGCCGGGGTGTACGCGCCGGTCTTGAGCTGCTGGTTGGCGAGCTGAAAGATCTGTGAATAGCGGTAAGCGTCGACTTCGGGAACGACCTTCGTTCGCTGAAACTCGCCGAGCAGGGTTCCGGCGCCGGCCACGAAATTGGTCTCGTCGTAGTCCTGGCTGTCGAGGTTGAATTCTTTGCCGCGGTCCTGGGTAAGGGTTCTTTCCTCCCAAGAAATTGTGGCCGCACCATCAGGGAATCCACTATTACGGGAATAATTACCGAGACCTTCGACGGACACCTTGGGAATCTGGATTTTGTTTCCGCCGTTGTAGCGAACTTGAGAAGCGTTCGCCTCCATCCAGGCCGTGGTCGATTCCTGCATAAACTGAAGGTCGAGGCCCGCCTGGAAAATCTCGGCATAGGAAAGCACGTTTGCGGTAGCCATGTGCTCTTGCCTTCGGGCCAATAAAAAAGCCGGGGTGACCCCGTGGCCCTTAACTGATCTAAGCCATCCATACGGACAGCCGAAATCTTGGTTAAAGGACCAAGTTCCTCACCCCGACTTTTTCCCGGCGTCGGCTACCGGCAACCCCGCCTAGAATAAGAATATTCTAGGGGGCGGGCTCCCTTAGGGTTTCCCCTCGTATATCTACATCGTAAGCACTAAAAAACTACCCTGTCAAGACCACAATTGTGATCTAAGAACGAATTCCGAGCGCAGCGTTGAAAGCCGCTTTCGCTGCGTCAACTTCGGGCGTGGTCTGCGTTTTGATTCTCTGGCCGAGGTTCGGAGCCTCTGGGGCCGCGGCCTCTTTGAAGTATGGGCGCTTTTCGAGGGCCGCCGCCACCTTCGCCGCCATCGTGGCGCCTTCCTCGCCCATGGCCAAAGTAATGAAGTCATCGACCTTGTCCTTGGGTACGCCTAAAGCCAAAGCTTCCGCCTTTGCCTCGGCTTTGTTCGCGCGCGCCTCGGCCTCAGCCCTGGCCTTCTCAGCGGCAGTGCGGCCCTCCTTCTCCTTGTCGAGCTCGGTCTTGTGCTCGTCCTCATACTTCTTTAGGGCGGCGATCCGGTCCTTGAGGCTCCCGGTGGACTCGATGCCCAGGTCCTTCAAAAGCTTGTCGACCTGTTCGGTCTGCTTGCCCTTGATGATGTCGTTCAGCTCTTTATCGCTGTACTTTTTCTCGGCGGGTTCAGCAGGGGCCGGGCTCGGGGCTGGCGCGGGCGCTGGGGCCGGGGTATCGGCCGCCATCCGAAACGAGTGCTGGAACATTTTGGTGGGATCCATAGCTATTTGACCTCCTTGGTCTTAGTGCCGTTTTTCTGCTCGTCTTCGAGCGTGTCCATGAGCTTGATCATCGTACTGGCCGCGCCGCCCGCGCTAAGCAGGCTGGCTTTCTGTAACTCGGCGAGGACGGCCCGCAGGTCGTTCCATGCCTTTTCGTAATCCATTCGGTTCTCCTTCAGTCGTAGACCTGTTCGCGCCCGCGCTGCCGGGTGCGCCCGGTCTCTTTGATAAAGTCCCGCATCGCGGCCTGACGGTCGCCGATGAGGCTCTTAGCCTGGGCCAGGGCTGCTTTGTCGCCCAGGCTCTCGAATACCGCAGCCTCGCGCTTGGCTGCCCGGATACTGCGCTCGATCGCGCGCTGTTTTTGCGATTCCTGATAGACGCGAGCGTTTTCCTCTTTTTCGGCCTTCGTCTCGTCAGGGGAGTAGGTCTGTCGGCTGATGCCCTCGAAAAAAGGATATGTGAGGTGACCACAGTTAATTCCCAGAAGCCCCGCCGGCTCGCCGTAGCTGGTCGATGAGAATGCCGGGTACTTCTCGGACGTACCGGAAAGCGAATAGATGCGCCCCTGGTACGGTGCGCACAGGGGCCGGGCGCCCGCGTGGGCTGAAACCTCGATGAGGTCCGCGCCGTATTCCTTGGCCCGCTCCATCTGCACTTCGGTCGTTACCTTGCGCGTGTTGGAGCGAATAACCATGTTCGCATAGGCTTCGCTCGTCCACTGCCTACCCGCCTTATCCACGATCGACGGAACACCCGACGCGCTCCACTCTCTCACCGCCCGGACGAGCGCCTCGCGCCCGGACATGGCGCCCGTGAGCACCTCGGCGGTCACGCGGTTGATCGTCTGCACGTAGAGCGGCCCGGACTGCTCAAGCATCGTCGCCATGGCGAGGTTCATCTGGTTCACGGCGTTCTTTTGCCATGCCGCGATCGTTGACCTGATTGCGGGGTCAGCATTAAGAGGGAGGGCATCGGCCAGGGTCGCCCCGGCCACTTTCGCCCGCCTGAACGTCTCCTCGCCTCGTAGGAGCGCATCCATCGCCGCCTCGTCCACCTCGGACATGACACCCGCCTGGATCGCATCGCGGTACTTTCGTAAGACCTCCGCCGCCCGGTCGTTCAGGGTGCCGAGCTTTCGGAGCTTCTCGATCTTCCAGTCCGCCGAGGCCACCGCCCCGCCCCGCAAGAGGCGGGCGATATCAGTGAGGATTTCAGTCTCGGCGGCATAGAGAAGATCGGCGGGGTTCACTTCTTCACCATCTCCAATTTCGGCGCCTTGGCCGCTTCCTGCATCTTCTTCGCGGCCTCGGCTCGCTCGGCGGCCATCCTGGCCCGCTTGCGCTTAAGGAACCCAGGATATCTAAAGGGCAGCTGGACGTAAATTATCAGCCGCTCGGCAAAATCTTTCGGCTGTTTTATATTCAAGGTGTCCAGGACAAACCACTTAAAGGCAAGAGGATTTCTGCGAGGGCTTAAACCAGCCGCCTCCTGGTAATCTAGCTTCTTGCGCGTAGGCTGGCGGTTCCAAGTATCCTCGCAGAGTTTGTAGATCTGGCCCGCGCTCATCTTGGCCAGGTCGGGCGGGGATATTGGCTTGAGTCGGAAGAACTTCACCAGCTTGTCGTACTCGACGAGCACGTTCTTCCGGTCGCGCTCAGCCTTCGCCCCCTTCTCATGTAGCTTCAAATCGTCCTCCTTATGCGCCCACCCCAAAGAGCGAATCGCTCGTGATGGTGGCCGTCTCTTTGCTGATCTTATCTGCCATTTCCTTGGCGGCTTTCTCGTCGATACCATGGATCTTCTGCAGAGCGGTCGTCCGGTCGACTAGTTTATTCATCGAGAGGTCTGTCCAGTATTTCGCTTTGCTATTTCGGTCCTCGATGACAGAATCGTCCCACTGGATTGTGGGAACTTTATTCCGCTCGGCACCCTCGATCTTGTAGTACGTTCCGAGCTGATTGATGACTTGAAATATCTGGATAAGGCCTTTGCTCAAATTGTCCCTGAACGCCTGCATGGTCTTGTAGGTGTGCGAGTTGTCCGAAATTACTTCGGTTGCCGTCTTCACGCTCTCGCCGTCGAACGAGAAATAGCCCGCGTCGAATCCGGTCTGCATGGCGAGGAGCTTGAGGTTGGTGTTGATCGCCAGCGTGTACTGGTCGGGGTGCAGATCGTTCGAAAGGTTCACCGGCATCATCTTGTTGGCGTCGTCGCCTTCGAGGCGGAGATAGACTTCCTCGTCGGGGTCGAACCCAGACCGCTTAATGCCGTCGGTGTCATAATATCCGCGCATGACCGTACCTGGCAACGCAACTCTTGGTTTCCCGAAAACAACGTCCATATGCATCGAGTCGAACGCCACGTCGATGGCCTTGATTGTATCTAGGGCGTTGGCATACAAAGCAATTCCTAACGGAGATTCCGGCTCGATGTTGTTGGCCTCGGGGTTCGGGATATAGGCGAACAGGGGAAGCGAAGTCGCCTCGGCCGGTACGGTTGTTTCGGGTTCAAGGTTTGGGTCGAACTGGTCCAGCGCCACCTCAAGCCCGGTCTGCTCGTCAAACACCTTTTGTGTGATCGTGTAGCCGCCAGCTGGCGCCCGGCGGTGAGTCTCCACGCGGATAAGCGATTTTTTTCCGACCACGCGGCGGTCGACGAACGTGCCCTCGAAAACTTGAGTATTGTCCCAAGCAAGGGGAATAAAGCTCTGTGCCTTTACGAAGTCGAGTGAGACGGTGTTTTTCTTCTCCTCGCCTTCTCTCTTGGAGCTGACCAGCACTTTGAGCACTTGGCCGCCCGTGGCACCCGCCCACTCGGTGCTCTTGCGGAGATTCTTCCAGAGATCCTCGCGGGTGATGAGATTTGACACCAGATCGCCGGCGTCGACGTTCGGAGGTTCGGCAAGCACTAGGCCCGCCATTTCGGAGCAGAGCACCTTCGGCATGTTCAATGACAGGCGCTTTCGGTTCCTCTTCTTGCCCGAGGCGGTTACATAGTCATAGGACAGCCAGGGCGCCTTGCAGCAGTAGACCTCCCACCAGCGCAGAATGTTGTCGTCAGCGCCCGCCACCTCGGGCGGTACGATAGAAATCTTAAGCACCTTGGCAAAAAACGCGAGCACTTTGGCCCATATCTGTTTCATGCAACGCTCCTCATTGATTCGAGTAATTGGCTGGCATCCCGCTCGACGGCGTACTCGGCCGCATCGAGCGAATCGATATTGGTCGTTCCGTCGTCGAGCCGCTCATCGGTTTTTTTCGCGTCCCATACGGCATTTTCGAACGCTTCCACGGTCTTCGGGCAAGATCGTAGAACGAACGCCCGCCCCTGGCTGTAAAGCACATCGTAGAGCCTGATTCTATCGATGATCGGGCGCTTCCAGGCGTTTTCGACATAAACGCCCGTCCCGCATGAGTTCATAGACTTAATAATGAGCTGTTCCGATGAGTCGCCGAACGCTCGTTCTATTGGGGCAATTTCCCGCGCCTTAAGGACGAAGGTCTTCCAGGCTGACAGGACCGATTCGACGGACTTGTTTAGGCAGTCATAGTATTCTAGAACCGTGACGATCGAGAGTTGCCCTTTGGGGTTGATGAACCAACCTGTGGCGTTGAAAGCAGTTGCGCTTTTTGACCCGCCGAAGTCGGCCCCTAGGGTGAGTTTGAAAACCCGCTCCCGCTCATGCCCACGCTGCAGGCCCGGAAGCTCGTCGAGGACGTTCCCCGGCTCGCCCGGTTTATTGTTGACGAAGCTCGTGTAAATTCCGCCCTCGGCCCGGACCCGGAGGCCAAGAACATATCGTTTGTAAAAAACGCCAGTGAATTGCGCAGCGATCTCTTTCTTGCGCTCCTCAGTAAGGCTTGGATTGTCGTCAAGTGTGAAGTGATGCCAGTGATATCCAGGAGTTTTCTCGGCCTGGTACTTGTCGATATAGTCGGCATAAATCCAATGCGTAGGCGCTTCAGGGTTTAGGGTCCAGATATTCTGGCGATCCCTAGATGCGAACGACCGCGCAAAAGCGGTTTCGATAAAGCTCTTAGCTTGTAAGTTTATCTCGTCAGCATACCATCCCCCAATTGAAAGACCGCGTATCTTTTTATAGCTCGCCTCATTGTCAGCGCCGCAGTAGTAGACGATCTTTTTACCGATCAGCAAATACTTGGAGCCATCGGTATCTGTCCGCGGCTGAGCCTTCCCACTCGATATGGCGATCAGCCCGAAATCTCCGTTGATGCAATTGCGGGAGATGGAGCCCAATGTGTTTCCCGACATAAGAAACACATTTTCGACCGAATTGATAACGTAGTTGTACCACTTTATAAGGCTCGTCACAGTCTTCATCGATCGGACTGAGCCCTCGTAAACGGTAAGAAATCCCGTCTCTCGTATAGTCATCTTGGCCTTGTCGCCGATAGGAAGGTATTCTCTCATCTAAGCAGTTGCTCAAGGACTGATTTGTCTTTTTCAAAGTCTTCGGGACTGTCGGTCGCTTTATCGGTCCAGCCCAGTTGCTTGAGCCCGAAGATCGCAACGGAGGCATTGAGCGCCCCAGAAAGCCCGCCCATTTCAAGGTCACGCTCGCGTTTCATTTTACATAACTCGATTGCCTCGGCAAAATCAGAATGCTCGTAGATCATTTGCCGACGAATATGGTGCAAAAAGGCGAACTCAGAAACTGACGGAACCGGATGAACGTACTCGTCCGGATCGTCCTCTTTTTTGGCGTAGAGGTAGTCGAGAAATTTCTGACGAAGCCCGGCGATTTTGGCGGGCGTCCACTTAATCGGGCGCCCGCCAGGGTGTTTAGCCATCAAGTGTTGCCAGAAGCCCTGGAAACCCTTCCGGTTCTAGTGATGTTAACCCCGCGCCAGCTGCGCTGCATAAACCACCTCCATAATTAAAACTTATCGACCCTAGGGGCCGCTAGATCAGGTCTTTGATGTCCTCGAAAAAAACGTAATCGTCCGAGCGGAGCTTAATTTTTTTGGACGCCAAGAACTTGTCGCGTTCCTCGGTCGAGCGAAACACAACCGAAAAATAGTATGTGCGATCGTTGTCAAAATCCATGCGCTCCGCAAGCTTCACCTCTTGCGCGTGAATCTGCTTAGCTTGGGCCGATAGCTCCTCAGCACACTCGGCAGTGATGTCCGCTGGCGTCGGCTTTTGCTTGACAGCCTCCGGTTTGGACGGCGTCGGCGAGAGAGAGCCCAGGCCCAGCGATCCGAGATTGAGTTTACCCAGCGTCATAGATCCACCCTCGGGCGCAGGATCATATCGGCAAAAAGTTTGCCTTTGCGCCCCTTGATCATGTTTGCCCCGCACCACTCGGGGTGATATCGCTCATACCGCGCGATCGAAAGGTCGATCGCCGGGAACCACTCCTGACAGATAGCCCAGGATTTAGGGCACTGCTCGGAGAGGACTTTTGCAAACCGATACTGTAAGTTTTCGTAGCTGATTCCAAACAGCTCATAATCAATTGAAACTTTTAGGCCGTGCCGCTTGATGATGTCCACCACGTCGCGCTGCTCGAAATCCGCGATCGGGTAAAATTTGCGCTTATTAACGTTGAGCCCTCCGGTTTTGCGCATCGCCATGCGACGCATCGCAGAGTCGCCCGCTTTGACTCCTACGCAGGTGTAGGCGTCCTCCGGCATCCCGCAGGACGCCTTGACATAGTCCTCGATCTGCTCCTTGCTCATAGGTACAAAACTATATTTGGTCTTTTGCAGCGCCTCGATCGCTGCCGCTCGGCGCGGGGATTGGAAATGCCAGTTTGCCAGCGCCTCCAAAAATAGATTGTGCGGGACGCGGGCGACCTGAACGTGCTCGTGCTCCTCAAAATACGAGAGGTAGTCCTCCACAAAAGGCAGGCCCGGCACGTAGTACATGTAAAAAAACACGGCATGATCGAGGTCGAAAACATGCTCGCGCTCGTTAAGCTCGCGTAGGCGCAGCCACATAGCAATCGAGTCTGCCCCGCAGCTAAACGATACAAGGGGCCGAGCGTCAATTTTTGCGACCGTCCGCGCGTTACCCAGGATGTCAAAATCCTCAGCCATGGTCCGCCTCTTTTTTAGTGTCCGATAACTAATGTAGCCCACAATTGTGATCTAGTCAAGCATTTTTTTTGCAAAAAATCATCGTATTATGCTTGACAGTACCACCATGTAGTAGTACACTACAATCAAGGAGATGAGGAAATGATAAAAATAAAGGGTGTGGGGGGGCGCTGGCTCACCCGAGCAGACGCCGAGGAGTTTTTAGCCTCCGTCGCCGCTCGTGGGGCGGATGCCTGGGCCGCCTGCGTAGGCATCCCTGCCTCGCAGGTAGAATTTGTCGAGGAGGGAGTAGCAGCTCCCTCTATTGAAATCAGGACAGCCTACCATCAGGCTGTCCCCACCCGAAGCCGATGGGTGGAAAACGATGGGCAGTGGGAGAAAATTACGCTCCCCGCCCAGGAGGCGTATTGGAGTGCCGAGGCATATGACAACCTCGGCAACTATATTGTCGGAGCCGAGGGCGCCACGGAAGCCGACGCCCGAAGAGCTGTAGAGGCCAAGCTGGCCTCTGTAAAGGAGGTTGAGTGATGTATTTACTCAACGCTTTCAGCTTACAGATGTTGGCGGATTTCCCCGCCAACATTCAGATCACCGAAGTCCCGGCGCTGCCCGCGGGACTTGTCTCCGCCGTCGGTCACGCCGACACGGCGGCGGTGTTGGGCGTGCCCATGGCACGCATCAATGTCACCCTGCGAAAGGGTGACGTAGCCTATGTCGCCCAGGTCGTGGGCGGTAGGTTACCCGAGGGGGCGACAACGTTGCCCGCCGGGTTCACCCTCAAATACCTGAGGGTCGAAATAATATAGGATACGGGAGGGAACCCTCCGCGTATGCGGGGGGAATTTATCATCCAGAGCCCGCCACGCGAGAGCGGAGGCGGCAGGGAGGACAGAATGTTTTATGCGAAATTTGACAGGACCGTCAGGCAAAGCAACCCGGGATTCGGGTTTTGCAACACCAAGACGGCTCTGGCGTTCCGGACGCGCCGGGAGCGCGACGCTTTTGTAGCTGAGCGGGAAAGCTATGACTTTTCCACCAGCGCCATCACCAGAGCCGAGGCCATGAGGATGTTGGAGCGGGTGTACGACCACCCCTACGACAAGGGGCTCTACCTCAACCAGCACGGGTTGGGGCAGATGGTTGTCCTCCGCAGCTCCATGCAGGGCGACTATAGCATCGGACAAATCGTCTAAGCCAGCAAGGCCGGGGCAACCCGGCTAGGTCGCGGCGTGAGGCTCGCCGCCTGATGAGGCCAGCAGGCCGAAACCTGATAGCGCCAGCCAAGGCGAGGCGCGAAGGATGAGGAAAATGGATAAGAGTATCGGCTACGTGGAGATTATCCTCGACAACGGCGGGGGAACGACCCTACAGTACGAGGCAGATGAGGGAGGATATAAATATAAGCACTATTATTACGACCCCTCCCAGGCCGCCGAGGATGTTATACTTCTTTTTTCCGGTGAGGACCCCTGCAACTGGGACGGAAACGAAATATCAGACGACAATCCTCTCGAGGAGTACGACCCAGAGACCGAGCGCAATGGTGGCTACCTCTGGTACGACCACGGCGACTTACGCCACATGTTAAAAACCAAAAAGCGTGATGGTCGGGCGTGGGGAGCCAATGACGAGGCTTTTGTAACCTCGCTCGGCGTGAAGATAGGGGAGGAATAAATGCGTATGACCATGAGGAAAATCCTGCTGGAAAACGACGCAGGTGGAGATGTCGACTATCTCGTTAAACACCAGCTTTTTCCCACCGATACCATCGGTTGGGATGACGATGTCTGGGAGCTGATCGAGTCCTCGGGAGCCAATGGAGGACATAAAATCTACGAGGGCGCAGGGTATCGCCTCGTGCTTTCCCAGGCCGAACCACAGCTGTTTGAGATTTAACCACTTCCCCGACGGAGTAGGGCGGCTCACCACCGCCCGGCGGTATACTCGGCTTGGCCGGGAGATCACGGGAGCCAATAAACCCTCGGAGCCAACGAGGGGTAGGAGGAGAAAATGAAAGTGACAAAAATGATCGGCGCAGAAGTGGGGTTTTTTGAGAACAAAGATGAGTATACCATCAAGATTTTAGGTTCTTTCTTTGGTGGCACCACGGGAACCGTATCCGCGACGAGTTACGTCAACGGATGCGAAACCGGGCGCTTTGAACTCACGGAAGACGAGGTCGCCAGGATTGTTAAGTCCAGGACCTCAGATGAGGCGTTTGCGGTGCTCGAAAAATAGGCGGGAGCCGATAGGCCCGCGGCCAAAGGAGGAATAATGATCTATTTCCTGAAACACGTCTCATCGGGGGCTTGTATCAAATGCGTAACAGATACATTTGGTGAGGGCCCGGAAGCCAGGAAGGAAATGAAGCGGGCCATCAAGAGGGCCGTAAAAACGGGCCTTTATGTAGAGTGGTCACCAGCAAACGACGGTCCTATCCCTGACACTCTTATGCCGTGGTATTGCGGAGTAGGATGAAAGGAGGAAGTATGAAAGGGAAAAGAACAAGCATTTATCGCAATTCGCTGATGGACACCCGGCTCAAGGACTACGAAAGCCGGTACGAGGGGCTGTCATCGGCCATCACCGTTATCGTTGACCGCTACGCTGAGCTCATGGCGATCGAGCGTCGGGAGCTGCGGAAGCTGTTTTCGCAGGAGGAAATCAACATCATGCTCAACAACGCGCTCTCGACCTGCTACGAGCCGGCGGGCATTGTAGCAGGAGCCGTTTTGGCCGATACCGAAGACGAGATCGAGAGCCAATTCGAGTTTTTCGAGGTTGATCGCGATGTGCTCTTGGCAAAACTACGCGGGCTAAATGTGGGCCAGCAGTTCGCCCTTGTGGACTGGCTGGAAGAGCTGAGGGCGAAAGCCGATAAGGAATAAAAAATGCCAAAACAGCCGCTATATCCCATGGAATGGTGGGAGAATCATAAAGACGAAATGATAAAATTGGGCCAAACGGGATTTAGCAAAAAATATGGGATAGGCAGGCAAACTGTATTCAATCATTGGCATAAAATGGGCCTTCCAACCGAACGTCAAAGAAATAAAAAACCTGAATGGTGGAAGGCTCATAGGGATGAAGTTATAAAATTATCGCCGTGGGATTTCAGGAAAAAATATGAATCAGAGGGGATTACAAGCCAAGGGCTCCGATATTGGAGAGAAAAGTTCGGAGCCATAAATCCAGAAATATCAAAAAGAATTGCAAAAAGTAAAAAACATGGCCGGAAGTGGTGGGAAGAGCATCTACATGATCTAACGCTGCTTCGACCAAAAGAGTTTGAGGCAAAATATCACATATCTTCCAACTCAGTTTATTTTTGGCGGGTAGTTTTGGGCATAACAAAAAAGAAGCACGAGTATATGCCGCATAAAATAATTTGCCCGCATTGTAAAAAAGAGATAACCAGGGAAGAGCTTGATATAATGCTAAGCGGGAGCCGATAATGACCCTCGCTGAAACTGTTGCCCGCATCCCTGCAAAATGGCCTGATAGGATAAAGGATTTCCGGATAGCCGCCGCTACGGTAGCAATGCAGGGCTGGGGCCCGAGCATGGTCCGAGAAGAACCGATATTTGTAAACCTGGGCGCTCTCGCTTTAGCGATGGGGACACAGCCCCTTATACACGAGTTGCGCCAAGACGCTCTTAATCTAATCGAGTCAACAGACCTGCGATCAGTACCACGGGAGCCGCCGGCACTCCTTCGTTCGGCGCTCATTATCGAAGCCGGCGGAGCCTGCCTTTTTGGGAGCACAACCGATCTTGGGATATATCAGGTTCCCGACGGCCGATATGGGATCCTTGGGTACACCGGAAGAGACATAAGCGGTGACGTAGTTTTTGCACTCTGGAAGCCCCGCTGGACTAATGATGATCTAACCGACCCCAACATAATCCCCCCTGTTTCCCCTGATGAGCTGGAGCCGTTTAACGGATGGGCACAAGACGCAATTCGTTTTGTCTTAATTTACGGCCTCTTGTTAGAGGCGGAAAAGACACCGATAGTCGCCGAAAACAAGCCGCAGCCAAGGAAGCGGTCAGTCAAAATTAAAGATCAAGAGCACGGGCGATCTGGATGGGTTCGGCGTTATATATCCCTTACGACAAGACCCGTGACATCCCACGAGAGCCAACAAGCCATAGGCAAGGGAACCGATGGGCGGGTGGCAAGATGGAGACAGGTAACCGGGCATCTGAAACGGCAAGTCTTCGGGCCCGGGCGAAGTGGCCGGCGCTGGATATACGTCGAAGCTTTTGAATCTCGAAGATGGATGGCGCCAGCTCCAAGAATGGTAATCGTTAAAAAATAACCATGGGAGCCAACGAAAACCCGTTACAAAATTATTCATCACTTTGAAGCAAAATTATTCATACAAAAAGCTCCAAATTCCCTCGCCCTATCCGCTCCTTAATCCCGGCCGCCCGGTGTTTCGCGTCGTACCCGTTGTGGCATTTCTGACACAGGAACTTAAGGTTTTCATCTCGACAATCCTCCGGAGTATGGTTCAGGTGCGCCGTCGTGCATACAACCATCGCTCCAGTGACAGGGTGGGGCTTGTGGTTTTCCGCCCCGCACCATTCGCACTTATCGCCGGCCCTGGCCTGGATCCTCGCGCGGATATCTGGCCAGTTCTTCGGGTAGCGTGCTCGTTCTTCAGGGCGTATGGGCATGACCAATCTCCTTCTCCTCCTCTGCTTCTTCGTTTCTTATTTTTTCCCGCAACTCCTCGGCCTTTTCGAACAACTCAATGGCCGAAGCATATCTCTCCTGCTCCTCAAGCGAGTGCATCCAGCTAGCGCAACTACTCCTACCGCAAATATGACAACTCATTTACCTACCTCCTCCGGCTTCGCCCGTGCAATCAGGGCGTCGAGACGAGCAAGCTCTTTTCTTGCTGCCCCTTCTTCACGTGGCCCAAAATCGCAATTTTCAAGATTCGTCGCTAGTGCGTCCCTGTATTCCGTGATGTACGGCAGCGCCTCTTTAATCCAGGCTAGGGCGTCGGGTGCGGCGGCCATAATTTGAGCATTTGCGTTAACTCTATTATCACTTCTTCCAGCATGAAACATTATTGCAAGTAAACCATGTGAGGCATTTACAGTGTCTCTGTCATTTTCCCACGGCCCTAACGTCGCCTTATCCATCGCCGCGAGTGCCTCGCTTAGTTTGCTCATCCCTTGCTCCTTTCGGCCAACATGGCATCGGCATAGGCATAACACCTTTGGGCGACGATCATCGGCCAATGAACTTTATAGTCGTACTGTTCTTCTGGTTTCATGCCTAATTCTTTTTGGGCGTCAGCCACAGTCTCGCCCATGTCGAGAAGATCATTGTTTTTCAACGCCTGCCCAGCAAACCAATCGCGCAAGGTCATACCCTCCATGCCTCTTTCCCACTGTTCGGGTGTTGAGGGATATGCGCTTCCTCCTGTATTATTGCTCATCGTGTAGCCTCCTCTCTCCATTCATCAAATGCCGGTAGATTGAAAATCACTTCCGCGCACTGAGGGACAATGGCGTTACCGAGGCATTTAAGTCTGTCCACTGTTTCGGGTAGCCCATCATCCACTCCACAAATTCCGGGTGGGGCAGATATCCAGTTAAGTCCAAGTACGCTTCCAGAAACGGGGGGCTTCCGATTACCCCAGTTAAACGTTTTTTTAATGTTTTCCGAACCGATTCTATTTTCATACGCACCCTGAACGAATCGCTTGCCTTTGGGGTAGGCCACAATGTAGACCCTATCCCTTCTGTGCGGCGCGCCAACGCTTGCAGCCGATATAATCTGCCATTCCGCGTCATACCCGATCTCGGCCAATGTTCCGAGAACGGTATCAATTCCCCGAACAAGGAGCGCTCCGACGTTCTCCACGATCGCGTATCGCGGTCGTAAATCGCCAATAAGCCGTAGCATCTCAAACCAAAGACCGGAGCGCGCCCCTGCGAGTCCCGCACCTTTTCCGGCGACGCTGATGTCCTGGCAGGGGAAGCCGCCGGCAATAATCCAGTCTCCGTATGGGAGCTTTGATCCGTCGATTTTTGTAATGTCCCCGAGTCCGATTGCGTCGGGGAATCGCTGCTGATAAACCCGCATAGCATACTTATCTACCTCACTGTAGTAATGCTCATCAAATCGCAGGCCGGCCCAGTACGCACCAAGGGCAAATCCTCCGATGCCGGCGAAGAGATCGAGAAATGAGAACAACGACTCACCCCCCCACTTGCTTAAACTCGATTTTGTTAATAACCTTGAACGAAACGCACCATACCCAGGGATTCGCGTCCCATCCGTAGCCGCGCTTGGCGTAGAGTTTGTCCCAAAGATAGGCAAACTCGTCACATTCCGAGGCTGTTCTTGTGTTGCCTGCCTCGACTCCAAATCTGGAATAGATTTCCTCCCTGCGCGTGTTGTGTGCATCGTCGCCTTCGTGCCATATCAGCCACGAAGCGTCGAAACCTTCAGCCCTTACCTCTTCTTCGCTTATGTCTTGCAGTCGCTCAACGTGGACATTGATGATTTCAAGCGTTATTCGTGACGCCCAGCGCGGCATGCGGACAGGGGAGGCCCAGGTAACGCCGTATTCCTTGTCGCGCGAATGGTCGAGGGAATCGGCGAAATATTGTACGTGGTACTGCTCATATGCGATGTGGGTTTCCTTGACCCATAGCCGATCTCCGGGCTGGCCGAAGGGACAATCTTTGGGCGTGGGCCAGTCTTCGCGTTCTTCCCCATAACGCCAAAAACAAGCCGATTCCTCATTGCCATAACAGTCTCGGTATGGGATTTCGAAAGGTTGCGGTTTGATTACCCGCCGCATCATGGTCTTTCGGCCATCGATAATCCCCCGAACCTCGTCACTGTTAAATATGATTGGTCGCTCTTTCATCTTCCATCCCCCTTACTCTGCGTGGTAGCCGTACTTGGCAGCGATTTTATTTATTTTTTCCTGTTGATCTTCTTTGCTTCGAAACATAAGCGATTCATCGGCTATTTCATCCAGCATCGCCCTCGGCACCGTCCGCGAGTGGGCGGTGATCAGCGCCGCGGCTTCGGTACGGTATTTCTCGAGTGGAAGATCGCTAAATTCATTAGTGGCATTGTAAAATCCTTCTTCCAACATCCTTACCAGCTTCTCCGCCTCGCTCGGCACCTCGATGGGGTGCAGGCAGGAGAGGATTGAATCCACAACAGGAGCGTCGCAAGAATGTTTGATAAGTTCACGCTCGATTTGTATTGCCAGCGCTTCAACGCTCTCGATTATGATTACCTGCATTTATCTGCCTCCTGTTGGGCGGCAAGGTAAGCGTCGATCTTGCCTATAAGGTCGTGCAATTCGACTATGCCGTTGTAAACTGGTATTGGCTCGCCTTGTTTACTGGCACGGTCTATCCTTGCGTTAAGACCATCAAGCACCTTAACACTCGCGCCACGCGCCTCTTTTAGCAGTTCAATCGCGTTCATTTAGTCCTCCTGTCCTTTTCCTCTTTCACCTCCCCCTGCCCAACCTCACTGATCTTTAGCCGTGCGGCCACCGGCTCAACATCTACATGTGGCATCCGGATAAACGCTTTTAATGCGTCGGCCGAGTCAAACGCGATCGCCCCGTAACCGCCGGGGAAGTACGCCTGGGCGACGAATATCCCGCCACCCTCTAGGGGCTGACCGAGGGTGATCCGGTTCGCGCGTATGGTGTAGAGCTGGAACATGGCCGCAAGAGTCAGTACGAAGGTGAAAAATACAAATCGTATAGTCTGGCTTCTCTTCATAAAGAGGCCTCCTTTGGCCCTTTTTCCTTCATGCGATCAAACATAAGCCGGACTAGCCAGCCTTCTACGGTTGGATCGATCCCGCGCTGTCGCGCTTCGTGAGATAATTTGACGAGATTTTGATACTCTTCTGAGTCTCGCGGCGCCTCAATAAGCGGCAAATTTCGAATCATTGACGCCGACGCCTCCGTGGCCAGCTTTTCGAATATTGCTACGTCCGGCGCGCGGCGATATTCGCTGGAGTATCTTTTAATCAAAACCTGCTTAAGCGCATCCAAGAAATCATTGGGCTGTTTGGAAATGTATTCAACAATGTCCATTTGTTGTCCGACAGGGTAGGGCGCATAATAACCCTGAACCCATTTCAGAAACTCTTTTCCGGTCAATTTGCGGCCTCCTTCTCGGCCTGAATCTCCCGAACACAACGATCGTACCAGTCCACATCTTCTACCTTGCCGGCCTTATCTGCTTCGACCAGGACCCTCGGCCAAATCCCCCCGGAGGAGAGAATCGAAGGGAGAAAAGGCTGGCTCGACCAGTAGCGATCATGGCTTCTAGTGAGGTCATAGAATGTCTTAATCATCCGGCCGATGGTTGATTCATCGCCTTCGGAAAACTTTATGATCCGCTTAATTGCCACGCCCTCACGGGCATAGTCGGCAAATCGCCCCGAGACGGTCTCAAAAGCCATCCGGATTTTATGATAAAGAGGATCAACTTTTTCCGGAGGCGAAGCCTCCGCCGGAGGCTTTTCCTCCGGCGTTCCAGTATTATTACTGTTAACTGTTAACTGTTTACTGTTAACTGTTAACTGATTAGGCATAGCCTTCCCGGAAGCCTTCCCGATAGCCTTTCCGGAAGCCTTAACGAAAGGCTTACCGATAACCTTTCCGAATACCTTATCGAAGGCTTTTAGGAAGTTTTCCCCCATGCCTTCAATGATGACTTTCATAGAGGCTACCGCTTCATCTCGCAGTGGGCATTCGGGGATAAGCATGAAAGCATTAGCCCAGTGAAGCACTACGTTAGGCGATTCAGGCTTATTGTATTTGATTGCATTTGGTACCCAAAATAGCCTAGAATCAGTATCAATCTTCACCATTCCCTTTTCTAATATTTCTGCAAGGCATCTATCGTATGCCTTCCTAGACCACCGCAATGCCTCCGCCATCGCGGCCGGTCCAGATACAAAAAGGCCTGGTATCGGGCCTGTATGTGGACCAGTGAGTAGGTAAATCCAGAGGCTTTGACCTGATGGCTGCATGGGCGAAAGGGCGTTAAAATCCCCGTCGCTATACATGCTCACCTCAATTTTTCGGTATAGACTCATCGCTTTTTTTCTCCGGGAAATTGAGCTTTTTCATTCTTCTATCAACACAATTCCAAGCTCAGCCGCAAGAATATGCGCCTCTTCGATGCACCAGCCGCACTCTTCGCTTGTCATATCCGCCTCGGAAATCGGCATCGGTTCCATATCAACAAGCGAATATACGATGTCGCCGTTCGGCTTCGTTTTGTATCGCAAGCCATGTTTCATCGCCGCCCGCTTCACATAAAGCTTGACATCGTCGAACTCGTTTCCGGTCCACTTGCAGATTTGTGTTATGTGCCCGTTGAGGTGGTTTCCTTGGCTGTAGCGCCCCGTCGACCTGGGCTTCCGGTGAACCGAAAGTTCCAGGTCGAGGCGTTCGGGGCTGACGCGCACAAGCTCCCGATACTCGGGCTGATAGATTCTCGGAATCTTGAACGATGCGATTTCTGGCGTTCCGGTCTCGATTCGTGGTGCGTTCGGGAGCTTGAGCTTTTCCATAATCTACCGCCTTAAAATGGGATGTCGTCGTCGAAGTCCATAGCGCTGGTAGGAAGAACTGGTTCGGGCTGGCGGGCGGGCTGCTGGTAGACAGGAGCCGTTGCGGGGCGCGGGGCCTGGGGTTGCGCGGCGGATCCGGCCTTGGCGTCCACGATCAGATACTTGATTTCCATGTACGCCCTGCCTTGGTCATTCGGCTCGCCCTTGGCGATGTGGACCTTGCCGACCCTCCCGATCCAGCGCTGGTATTCGAAATTCCCGCGCGGAATTTTGAAGCAATCGAAAAACTTGGTCATATTCGAGTTGAAGTAATCGTTCTTCACGATTCGGTGCTTGAATACAATTGGCGAGTCCTTCGTGATCAGGTCGATGGTCATCATCGGGTCTCCGTTCCTGGTCGGCTTAAAAGTGATGTTCTGGATCTTCACGGCATAGTCGCCTTCTACAATCTGCTGGCCGCCGTAATTCTCATCCGGCTGGTATCCGTCCTGAAATTCGTCCATCTGTGTCTCCTTTTAGAGTTTCTCGAACTCTATGCCGTTGTTGTTCATAAAGTCGCTCAAGGCGACGATCTGCTCGTAGGTTCCCCACACCCTCATCTTACGTTCAAGAATTTCAGGCTCGGGGGTCGACTCCTGCCCGAACGGTGTAAGCTTGTCCTGAACTGGCGCCTCCTGATATGTTTCCGTTACGGGATATCCCGTTTCGGGTTCAGGGGCCGGCTCGGACTGGGTCAAGGAGGTCGCTCTCGCCGCCTCCTCGCGTTCCTTCCGCTCGCGCTCAATCGTCGCCAGCCGTTCGCGGTTGGCCTTGATGCGGTCGGCTTCCTGCAGTGCAGAATCAAGGTTTAGGGTGTCGAGATAGTGAGCTTTCGCATTCGGCTCATTGATGCGGTCCAGCACGATCAGATCCTGCTTGATCTTGTCGATAATCCTGGCCATTTCCTGCACGGTATCTTTGTTCTTCGCGGTCTTGTTTAGCCAGGCTGGGTTCCAGATTTTCGAGAGCGGAACGAGGGTAAAGTCGAGGGCGTCCCAGGCTTCGACGAGGAGCTTCTGCTTCTCGGCCCTCTCTCGCTCCTCGACCGCCTTGACGACGTTGTCGATCTGCGCCGATGTGGTCTTGATCACGGTGCAGGTCTCCGCAATCGTATCCTTGAACTCGTTGAACGGCTTCATAAACTCGCGTTCCAGTTCTAGGCGCTTGTCGTTCAGCTTCTTGGCGGCCGCGTTCAGCTCTGCCTTGTCGCGCTTCGCGTCGGCGATGTTCGCTTCGCTATAGTTCTCGGGCTTATAGTTGGCGAGATTGCGCTTCACGTTTTCCAGGATCGCCTTGGCGTTCGTCGTCAGCTCACCGACCGTGTATTTGGATACGACGAGGTCGAGGCTTTCGCCTTGCGGCTTCTCGATCACTGACAGGAAAGAGGAATCGAGGATCCTGCCTTCGTTGTAGGCCGCGATCACTTCCTCCATCTTTTCGTCCGGGAGCGTGGCGATCGGCACAACGTGGAAATCCCCCGACTTAGGAACGTGCAGGACGCGCAGGGCGCCCAAGCTCTTGAATATCGCCCGGTAGAGGTTGAGCTGGATCGTCCAGCCCAGGATGTCCCTTTCGCCCTGGCTCTTGATGTCGTCGATCATCTGGTCGTCGTAGAGGATGTCGCACGTTCCGGCGAACAAGAGCCCAGCCACGATGCCCGATCCGTTCACTTCGTGCTTGGCCGGCCCGCGCAGCTGCGCCTTGATCCACTGGCCCTCGACGGTCTCGAACCTGCCTTCCTCCACATCCTTGTGGATGGCCTCGCCCCGCTCCCTGGCAGCTGCGAGGACCTTGGGCGGGATCGCTGACATGTTCTTGCCGGTTACCGCAGCGACAATCTGCGTCACGCGCGGAACGATGTTCCCGTCGACCGTGTAGATCTGCTTCTCCTTGTCAAACGAGAGAGTTCGCATGTTCCCTCCTGGGGGCGGCCTTGGCTGTGGCGGCCTGTACTGGTGCGGCGGTGAACGGCGCGGAGAAGCCGTAGTAGTTCCGGATCGCCATATCCACGACGGCGAGATCGTTGTCGATGTAGCTCTCGGCGAACATTCCGATCGGGGTCTTTACCGTGTCGGTGCCGTCGTTCATGGTTGAAAAGAAGAACTTCCCGTCTTGGACAAAGGTGCGCAGGACAATCGTGAACATGCCCTCGACGGTGATTTTCTCGTCGAGCATTTTTCCGATCGTTTTGAACTTCGTGTTGCCAGCGGCATCCACCTCGGTATGTCCGAGGAAATAGACGACCTTCTGCGCTGGCAGGGCCACGACTTCTCGAACGAGGTTCCAGAAGGATAAACCAATGTCGGTGAACTTCTGGAAACCGGTTTCCTTAGCGCGGCGCATGAACTCATTCGCCATGAGATACTGTGCGTCGTCGATCACAATGATATCCGACGATGCCCGCTTGATCAGGTTGGTGATCGCGGCGTAATCGTCCGAGTTGAACGATTTCTTGGTGCTCTTGAACGGCAGCGGCTTGGCCGCCACGTTGATCAGGCCGAAGGTGTCGGGGTTCAGATTGCGCATCGAAGCGCTTTTCCCTGACCCACTTCCGCCCAAAATCATGACCGGAATACCCATATACGCTCCTTTAAAAATGTGATCTGGTTGAACTCGTTCTCTGCACAGACTTTCATTTCGCTGCCTCTGTGCTTAGGCATCTTCCGATCTCGCTTTTGGGGATCTTGTAATTCCGCCCCGGCCTCGCAGCCTTGACCTTTCCCTCCTTGATCCAAACCGAAAGCGTCTTCGGGGTGATACCGAGCCGCTTTGCCGTTTCTTCTCTGGAAAGCATCTCTTCGACTTCAATCATCTTTTGAATACCTCCTTTTTGTCCATTAGTATCCAAAAGCATCCTAAACCATCCTATTACATCCGTCAATAGGAAATCATCAAAAAATATCCATTTGCATCTTTTTTTGTCCCGGTGTACAATTCGTCCATGGCAGAACCCAAGAAACCAAAGAATCCCAGGACTCCGATATCAGTTCGCCCGAGCATCGAGCAGCAAGAAATGATCGCAAAGGCAAAAAAAAAGTCCTTCGAAGCAACTGGAATATTTGAAAAGGACTCTCCTTTCATGTTGCGAATGGCGATGGAGAACATAGAGCGTCTATGGCCGGAGTTGTCGAGCAAAATTAAACCCTGAAACAGCGACCCGTTGTTTTCGCTGTTCGATTTTGCCGGTGAACTCCGGATAGTCACGAGTAAGAATCCGCGAATAAAACGGCGTCCAATTATTGTCCAGGCCATAATCAGTGACCTTATGAACCTTCGCCCATTCTTTCCGGAGATCCTCGAAGATCCCCTTCATCGAGAGCCGCTCCTGGGCTCTCACGCGGGCCCTAGCCAAGGTGACGATGTTTCTAAACACCTGGGGATTCTTCTGGTGGAAATCAAGGAATCGCTCTTCTGGGAATCTTCCTTCGGCGGGAAGCGGCGGAGTAAAATCCAGCTGTCGAGTATGCCTGGCAACTCGGCGAAGATGATCGTCCCTTCTTGGAACAAGCATGCTCCTCATAAGATTTTTTCCTCCTTTGATTTCTTTTTGATTACGATAATTGGCGGATCTTCGGTTTTAATAAGGGATATCAGCACGCCGACGCCGAAAGTGATGCCGATGACAAATGCCATAAGCAGGTGCAGAAATTCGCTTTTGTTTAACGCTTCCATATTTTCTCCTGGTACGCGGAGGCTCCCAGCTGCCCTTAATCAGCTGGCTTCCCCCGCAAATAGGCAGCGGCGGGAGTCGAACCCGCGACCTACTGCTTAGAGGGCAGTTGCTCTATCCAGTTGAGCTACGCTACCAAGCGCCCCGTGTCGCCGGGGCCACGCGTAGACTGTACCCAGCCGCCAACGGCGGTACGGGGATGGCGGGAATTGAACCCGCTTCGGGAGGCCGTATGAAAGCACGGCGCGACATTCCGTTGCCGCCCCCAATCCCCAGATGCCGGATACTTACGCGATCCGGCTTACGCCGCCCGGGCCGAAACACCGTGACGGATGCACAACAATGTGTCATTGGTTTGCTGCCGCTTTGAACTCGACGGAAACGGCTTCAGTGTCCTGGTCTTCGGCTGAGGCCTCTGTGTCGAATGGAAGTGCGAGCTGAGCCTTTTTGCCTTTGATGAATTCAACAACTTCATTCCCGAATAATTCGAGGGCTCCAAGATACCAGTTCTTGGCACAGAGGACCGGCTCTTCGGTTTTTTCGTCTACAACAACGCGATTGTCGATCTTTGGCAGGACGAGTCGAGCATAGTCTCCGGAGAGCGTGGATACGTTCAGCTCAATGCGTGTTCCTGGTTCCGGGCCTGTTGCCCATTTGATCGATTTGAGATTACAGGCGAGACCCTGAAGACCAAAATAGTCGAGCGCGAAGCGGAGGATATTTTGCTGTTGCTGAAAAAGCTCGCTCCTCGGTTCGTCGCGTGTCGTGATCCGATAGATATCGATAAGGTTGGAATACTCGACGCGTAAACCGTCCTGAGAATGACTAAACTCATAAATATCGATCATTTTGAACCTCCTTGATTTCTAAATTCGTTCGCGCTTAAACACCTCAATCACGTCCTCCACCCGGTAGGCGACTATATGAAGTCCTCCTTGCCGGATTACATTGCGCTGAAATTCAACCTGGGCCGGCGTGAGCTTCCCGCGCCCTGCCTTGCACTCGATAGCACAAAAGCGCCCGCCAGGGAGGCAACACACGATATCGGCAGAGCCCACGGAGCCAAAGCGGACAAAGCCCCTTGATCCGTCCTTGCGCTCGGGGCGGGCCACGCCTGTGTTGTTTCTGATATAGAGGATTTGCCTGATGTCCAGGTAATCGGTCACGGCCCGAACTACAGCGCCCTCAGGAGTGCTCACGCCGTCGCCTTCGCCGCCGAACGAACCTTGCGGCGTTCGCGCATTGGCATCAAGTCCCAATCCTGACGGCGCTTCTCAATCGGTATCGTGATCCACTTGGCATAGGTGCTGATATAGCATCGCCAGGGTCGCTTGGAGGCGTCGCAGAATGCTCCGAACCCGGGGACAAGCCAAGGCGAGCGATCGAGCTGACTGCGCGAGACGTTTTCGCGCTTGGCAATATCGGCCAAAGATAAAGTCAGCTCACCCAAAGTGATGCGCAAGCTCTCGGCCAGGGATTGGAGAAGCTGGTTGTTCAAGTCCAGCGCCCCAGCCATGTCGTCGCGTGCGCTGATCATTGGCGCGGCTCCTTGCCTTCGGCGATAAGACGCTCGTATTCAGCCAAGCCCGCCGCGAATATCTTTCCGCGCGCGGTGGCCGCAGTTCCTCCGATCTTCTTGGTGATTCTTTTCATCCTCTCCCGTGAGTTTTTTTCTTTTGGAAGAGCAACGTTTAAGTATTTGTATTGCTTTCTTGTATTCATAAACCCAAGATTAGACCACAATTGTGGTCTTGTAAAGAGGAATTTGCGAATTTATTTGCAAGTTTTTGCAAAATAGCCGATACTCGTGATATTAATCCAAGCTTGGAGGCTACTATGAGCGAAGAAGAAAATAAAAAAAGTAGGAAAAAACGAAATGAAATACGTAGCGAATCGGTAAAAGTAAGAATTGATGGTTCAGTTTTAGCAAAGGCTAGAGAATTAAAAGAGAAAGGGCGGTACAAGAAAAGATACGAAAACGAGTATTTTGGTTATATTTTCGAACTTGGATTGCAGCGATATGAGTTAGTCGCTCTTCCAATAGAAAGAGGCGAGGACCTTGGTAAGGCACAATCTTCGGAACGGCAACGCCGGGTTGCGGGAGACTAGTCGCTTTTAAAGTGGAGCCATCGAGCAATACCGGCGCAGTATTACACAATCATGGCAAATTATTGTTTTTTCGAGCAATAATAGAAACTGAGCAGATCAGTATCTATTTGATTAAACAATGGAGGGCTATGTGAAAAAGATTTTTTATACAATAGCTATTTTGGTTCTTTTTGTGTCTTGTGCGACTTCTCCGACAACTGGCCCTACGATGACCGAGCGGATCATTGAGGTGCAGAAATCGAAGTCAGAACTTTTCGTCGCCTCAATGGACTGGATCGCAAAAACGTTCATGTCCGCGAAGGCGGTCATTGAGTACCAGGACAAAGAAGCGGGGAAAATTGTCGGTCATGGATCAGCCTTAGTAAATTATGCCGTGATCCCAATGAATACCCATTTTACCCTCACGATCGATACAAAAGATAACAAGGCGCGAATCTCAATTCAGGGTGTATACTTTGAGACCTCATCAGGCGGCATGATCAACAGAAACACTGCCGATGCCACAATGGTGGCCCGATTTATGCAACTAAAAGGCAATGCAATCTTCGACAGCTACGCTGCCGCGATCACGTCAAAACCCGCCGAATGGTGAAATGCCCGAGAAGGCCGATTCCTGGACCCAGGACGCGTCGGGCCACAATTGGGGTTAAGTTTTACCTTTTCCGCCATAGGATTTATCCCAGCCCTGGCGCGCCTAGGCTTTCGGGGTGTTTTTCCTGTTTTTTTCTAGCGTCCGTTGAATATCGATTCCTGACAGCCGAACCGTCTCATCGTCTGGGTGCTGGTAGCCTTCCGTGGTAACGCTCGAAGCGTGGCCCATAAGGCGCTCGATGTCAGGCTGCGGGAGGATCTCCATTTTATACGTGCCGAAAGAATGCCGGATGTAATAAGGCGTCCAGTCCTTGCCCTCGTAGCCAAGCAATTTTAAGGCCTTTTCAAAAGCCTTCCCTGTCGAAGCCTGTGACACCGGCTTTGTCCTGTGAGGCGCCAAGAATATAAAATCCATGTCATCAGCATGTTCGGCTTCTTCGCGCCATATTTTGAGTTCCTGAATCGTGCGCTCCGAGAAATATGCCGGTCGTACCTTACCGGTCTTCGTCGTTTTGATTTTATCACTCTTGCCCGCCTCGACCGCCGTCCTGATGGCGACAAAACGATTTGCATAGTCGATCTGACCCCAGCGCAGTGCTCGTAATTCGCCCGGCCTAGCCCCGGTATCGTTCATGGCGAAAAAGAAACAGGCGTACATAGCCGAACCGTAGAGCTTTACCGCGGCCCCATGTGTCGGCGGACAGAGCTTATCGAGGACATCGCGGGGTAGGGCGGAGCGAGGCTTCTCAGGGGCTTTGTTGTACTTTTCGACTGAATCTACTGGATTAGATGCTCGTAGCGCCCCGGTAGATATCCAGTAGGTGAACATGAGCCCGAGGGCGTAGCGCATTTTATTGCGCGTTGCGCGGGCGTAGGGTTCGCCATTGATCTTGACAAACCCAGCGACGGCGAGCTTCACCATCGGTGCGTCGATGAGGTAGATATCATAATCGCCAAAATAAGGCAGGAAGTTGTTCTCAAGAAATCCCTGATAGATGGCCAGGGTCGCATCTGTCCGTGTCCAGCCCATCTGAACCTGATCTTTGTCCCACGCCCCGCCACGATCAAAAAAACCTTGTGCCAATTCCCGGAATTGCCGCTTTCCTGACCGCTTTGCGATCAGGGCATCCTTATTCCGCTCGGCCCAGGCAAGAGCGCGATCCCTGTCCTCATAGGGGGCGACAAAAGAGCCTTCAACGCCAAGGAATGAGACCCTAAACCGCAAATCATGTGGCGATATTCTCTCAGCCCGAATAGGCTTTTTTGGTCTTGGCATGGAGCCATTCTAGCCCAAAAAAGGCTATAGCGCCACACATAACGCCACATAAAAAGAAAAGCGGCTCATAAATCGTTATTCTGTAACGAAATACAAACCGCTTTATTAGCCCCTAGGGGCGAAATACCATATATGAATGGTAAAATATAGTCGTATTTATAGGGGTTATTATCCGGGAATGGCTTGGGCGGTAAGATATTTATGCAAGTTTCGCCACATGCTCGTGGTGATATTTTATCTCGCCAGCGCCATCCCAGCCACTCCGATCAGCAGCCCCACAAGTCCTGAGAGTATCACCGTTCCCCATGTCGGACCCTGGGGCTTCGCGGCTGTCTGGTATTCCTTGGCGATCTCCTGCCAGTAGGCCATCCCCGGGGCCGCGTCGAGGAGCCCCGCTTTATAGCCTTCGTTGTATGCGTTCTTGACCGCGATCTGGCCCTCGGCGATAGCGGCATCAAGGAGATGGACTACCAGGTCCGCCGGATAGGATTTCCCGGACTCTAGCCCGTACTGCGTCAGTGAGCTGATCGGCAAGCTCGTCTCTTGCGCCGGTAAGCTCATCGGCCCGAGGAGACTGAGACACAAGATCAGCGGCAGGAGTTTGGACAATCGCATTGTATTTCTCCTTCCATGCTTTTTCAGCGGCGGCGGTCGCGGCTAGTTCTAGGCGCAGGGTGGCTAGATCTTGGCCCCGCCGATACGCGACGAAGCCCAGGACCCCGACCAGGACAACAAGGGCGAGGATTACGGCGGCCAGGGCGATGGTGGCGGGCTTCACCCCTGCCCCGCTGGCAGGCCGAAATGCTCTCGGGCCTCCGCTTCGCTCTCGAACCAGTACCAGCCGTCCACCGGATAGGTGTACTCCCCATGTCTAGCGCGTTCGAGCTTATAGTCTCGGCTCTCGACAAAGTTCGGCCCGAACAAAAGTGTCCCGTTGTCGTTTTTATAAAATCCGCTTGTGTCGTCCATATCCTCTCCTTTAGCCGGTAATGGTCCAGCCCTTATCCGTGGCGATCGCTCGCTCGGCCGCGCTCAAAAATAATGCTCCTGGAGTACCTGTGATAGTAATTGTTTGACCTGTAACTACCGCGAGGTTGTTAAAAATCTCAACAATAGATTCTCTCGTCAGGGACGTGTAAGAAAAAGAAATGGTAATAGATATGCCTGTTATATTCGCGCGATAAAGCCTACGACAGGAGCTGACTAAACCAGAAAAGCTAGTTGCGCCGGATACATCGATACCATCAATTTCCAGCAACGAGGTGCAGTTATAAAACGCGTTTGCGGCTGAGCCAATCAAATTAACTCCATGCAGGTTAACGCGCTGCAAACACTCAGCATTTTCCGCAAAACCAGATAAATCATTAACCGTTTTACCAGATAGGTTGAGGTCAATCTCAGTAAGCCTCGAAGCCCTAAACATTTGAGAACAGTTTGTTAGATTTACAGTGGCTTCTGGCGCATTGAAAGACTGCAACGCAGGGGCGAACCCATCGGTCATTCGGCTGGTTAGTGCTGTACTCCCAAGAATCGACAGACGCTCAAGGTGATATAGACTTCTTAGTGATAAGCTCGTTAAATATGACGACCTTATTGATATATCAAGGGCTGCAAAATAGAGCCTATAATCATCATAGATTGTAAGCGATGTCAGATTAAATCCAGCTTGCGGCGTGATAGTTATGAGGACCTGCTTATATCCTCGCGAGCACACTGACGATTCGGGAAGTGCCGAATAATCATACTGGTGTCCAACAAAAGAGCCACTGTTGCT